ATGAGTAGGCAGCTGCACCGGCTGACGGCCGTGAAGATCAACAGGCTGCTGGAACCGGGCCAGTATCCGGATGGGGGAGGGCTGTACTTTCAGATCAGCCGGTCGGGGTCCAGATCCTGGATCTTCAAGTTCACGCTGTCGGGGCGCACACGGGAAATGGGGATGGGGCCCCTGTCTGTGGTGTCCCTGGCCGAAGCCAGGGTTGAGGCCGCGCGCTGCCGGGCGCTGCTCAAGGACAAGGTGGATCCGATCGAGGCGAGGAACGCGGCGCGGAAGGCCGCACAGACCGATGCGCCCAGGCTATTCGAGGCAGCCGCGGCGGACTACATCAAGACGCACAGGCCGGGCTGGAAGAATGCGAAGCATGTCCAACAATGGGAAAACACGCTGGCGACCTACGCGGGCCCCGTGATCGGGAAAATGGGTGTGCGCGACGTGGGCACCGATGAGGTCAAGCGGATACTGGAACCGATCTGGATCAGCAAGCGGGAAACCGCGTCACGGCTGCGCGGGCGCATCGAATCCATCCTGGATGCCGAGAAGGCGCAGGGGCACAGGTCCGGCGAAAACCCGGCCCGGTGGCGTGGCCATCTGAGCCTGATCCTGCCGAACCAGAAGCGCAGGAAGAAGATCAAGCACCACCCGGCGCTCCCCTGGGATGAAATGCCTGGGTTCATGGCTGCGCTGGTGGAATGCCCGGGGAGGGCGGCCCGGATGCTCGAACTGCTGATCCTGACGGCCGTCCGTACGCAGGAAATCCGATTCTCTCGACCGGCAGAGTTCGACGTGCGCCGGCGAGTCTGGACGGTGCCGGGCGATCGGATGAAGATGGAAATGCCCCTGCGCGTGCCCTTGTCAGATCGTGCGGTCGACCTGGTGAAAGATGCGATGGAAGCGCAGCGGTACGACTGGATGTTCCCCGGTGACAGGAAGGGCAAGCCGTTTTCCAATATGGCGATGCTCAAGGTGCTGGAGCGCATGGGCTACGGCCACATCACCGTCCACGGCTTCCGGTCCACGTTCAGCGACTGGGCGGTCGAGTCCACCGACTACGCCGACGAACTGGCCGACAAGGCGCTGGCCCACGCCGTGGGGGATGGCACGAAACAGGCGTACTTCCGGGGGGATCGGTTGGAGAAGCGCCGGGATCTGATGCAAGCCTGGGCAGCGTACTGCTATTCGGACGTCGATGTGACCGCCCGCACATACCCCTGAAGCCCGTTCACTTTGTCAGCCAGCCGTCCAGCTTCTCGGCCCATGTCTTCATATGCTGCGACACACTGGCCGAATATTCCGATCCAGTCTTCTCCGGCTCCATCAGTTCCGGGTTCGGCGCGGGCAGGCGCGGGGCGACGGCGTAGCTGGTCGAGCAGCCCGTCAATGCGCTTGCGCTGCTCAGACACAAGACGATCAGCAGCCAGCCGGGCCAGAACCTGCCCCCGGTTGATGGCGTCCTCTCGATCACGCTCATACTGTATGCCCTCCTGTAGGCGTAGACGTTGGGTTTCAGCTTCGGCTTGGGCTTGGGCGTACCCGGCGCGATACTGGGCCGCGCCGTGCATGTGCCAAGCCGCCACGCCGGCAGCCGCCAGCAGCAGACCGCCGGCCGCGGCAAGGGCGTATCCCTTCAGCCCAGTGAGCAGACCCATGCGTCAGCATCCCCACGGTTGATCAGGCCCGGCAGCACCCGGCCGCCGGCCTTCACCCAGCGATGGTATTCCTGGCAGGCCTCGGCCGCGCGGCCCGCGTTCGTCAGCCGCAGCAGCGCGCTGCGGGCCAGATTCCCCGCCCCCTTGTTGAATGCGAAGTCGATCAGCGCGGCGCGCTGGAACCGGCTGACCTGTACGCGCACGAGCCGATCGACGGCCGCCTCGGCTTTGGCCTGGTCCTGCGCCAGCAGCGCATCACATTCCGCATCGCTGTAGCGCTTGCCGGGGATGATGTCCGGGCCGGTATGCCCGTCGCATACCGTCAGCGTGCCGTTGCCCGGGTCGCGGTACGGCACGTACACCCGCCCCTCGTGGTGCGTGATGAGGATGCTGGCCAGCACCGCCGCGCTGGCTCCGGCAGCAGCCGCTTGCAGGATGCGGCGTTTCAGGGCGTCGGGGATAGCCATCACCGGCCTGCCGTGTAGATCAGCCACGCCAGGGAGCCGATCTGGTAGAGCCACCAGCCGGCCACCGCAATAGCCACTATGCCGGCGGCAGCGAGGGCGAGTTTCAGCACCTTCATAGGTCGCACCGTTCCTTGAGCGCGGCGATCCGGGCCTCGCTCTCGCGCGATTCCCGGCGGTCGCGCCGGACTTGGAAGTAAACGTTCACCACCAGGCCGCCCACGGCCACGAGCGCGCCGGTCAGGCCCAGCCAGTTCACCGACGACAGCCAGCCAGCGATACCCGCCAGCGCGCCGCCCCAGGTGGTGGTGGCCGACGACTTGATCCCGATCGCATCCGCCGAATGGGCGGGCATTTCGCTGACGCGGGCGATGATCGTGCGCAGGACGTTCATTCCGCAGGCTCCGGTTGCAGCAGTTCGGCCTTGCGCGCAAGGTCGATGATGCCCCGGCTGATCATCAGGTCGAGACCGGCGGCGACCGCAGGGTCGGTCAGATCAACGAACTGCGCGGCGATCAAACTGTCGTAGGCTCGATGTATGTCGATGCTGTCGGACGAGCGCACGGCGGCGTATTCAGCGTTCGTGAAGCGCATCAGGTATTCGCGGCTGGACAGGATCGTGCGAGGTTCGGGCGCCGGCGGATTCAGGTGCGCGTCGACTTCTTCCGGCGTCATCGGTACGAGATCGGGCTTAATCCAGGCGTCCTGGGAGCCATCGGATTCGAACGCATAGACCTCGCCGGCGGGGGATTTGAAGTATTTCATGTTGGCCTTCAATTACCGCAGTTCATACACGGACCACGTGCCGGACGCGGTGTACTTGTACGTAGAGTCTTTCGGCACCACGGCATCGGTCGCTGCGTTGCTGCAATTCGCAACAACGAAGCCGTCTACGTAGATCATGTTTGTCCCGGCGCCATTGATAGCGGCTACGATGGTCCTTCCAGTCGTGTTGGTGTACGTGGTATTCAGCGTTCGTAGCGCCGTGACGTTCTGCCAAGTCTGCCCAGCACCAAGGCCCACGTTGCCGGACTCGACTGTGGCATTCAGCGCCTGAAACGCCGCATCCAGCGCAGCGAGATCGGACGCGAGTTGTGCGGCATCCACTGACCCAGGATTGACGACAGTGCCGAAGGCTTGGATGCACCAAACACCGGACACGGAGTTCGGGCGGGTGTAGGTGTCAGTGCGGGCCACCAGGGAGGCGTCGAACCCCACGTCATACGATGCGCCGCTCGTCGTTTGTGGCGTTGAAGCCCGCGCTGTTCCTTGCTTGAACGCCCCGGACTTCAACGCTGACCCCAGCATCACGCCCGACACTGAGGCCGCGTTGAACATTCCGGTGATATTCTCGATCGCATCCTGCAACACCGCACCAGCCGCCCCCGGCGAATTCGCTCCGTCGCCCGTGGCGTACAGCGCGCCAATCGAGCCGGCCGATTTCCCGTTCAGATCTGGCACCCGCAGGTTTCCGGTACTGCTTTCGACAACGAACGCCCCCCGCTTGAGCGGGTCGGTCTGCCAGTCGGACTCGTCCACGGTCTTGAACACCCCCGAGCTGATCGCAGTGTGCAGATCGGGATACGTGGCGTGCGGTGCTTCCTGTCCATCGGCCGGGATCAGGCCCGCGGGGATTGATGTGCGGGTGCCGGACCACCAGACGGCCGAGCCAACCCAGATGCCATTCCCGGTGATCTGGTCGACGGCAGCTTCGGCCAGTTCCGCGCTATGTGCCGCGTTCGTCTCGCTGGTCGAGGCCGCGCTGGCAGCAGCGACGGCGGTATCCCGGGCGCTGATCGAGGCACCTGCTGCGTTTCCTGCCGTGCTCGCGGACGAAGCTGCGTTCGTTTCTGAGGTCGCCGCGGCGTTCTTGCTGGCCAGGGCCTGGGACGCGGACGTGGCCGCATTGGTTTCGCTGGTCGCCGCATGGCTTTCCGACAGAGCGGCGGCGACTTCGGAGTCGTGGGCATTGGATTCGGATGTGGCCGCTGCGGATGCCGCCGCGACAGCATCTCGCGCGGCTTGGATCAGCGAGTCGCGATATTCATCTGCCGGCGTGTCGTCGCTGATGCCGATCTTGATCGATCGGCTCAGCTGCTCGGCATTCTGCTGGCAGAGCACGACAATCCGATCCAGCGCCCGCTCGATCACGCCCGGGTAAAACCCGCCCTGGTTGGTGAGGTCGAGCGTCTGCAAATAGGCCACCGCGCTGGTGATCGTGATTTTTTCGTCCGTCGGCAGCGGTGCGGGCAGAGTGACCTCGCCCCCCGGGCTGGAATTCTGGTCCGGGTTCATCGTAGCGGTGTAGTCCGAGCCGGGCGTCAGAGCAGACTCGACCCCCGCCGAATCGGTGTGGATGACCAGCAACTCGTCGGTCGAGAACACCACAAACGCATAGGAGAAAGTCGTGGCGGCATCATTGCCATCGAACGGACCCGCCTTGCGGACATCGCTGGATATGGTCATCGCGTCAGGTGCGTACAGTTGAATGACTGCAGGTTATCGCCCAAAATGAGAGATACGCGCACCCGGCGCAGACGAGAGCCCCCTCCCCGCTACCGCTGCACCCCCATCAGCAGGGCCGCGGGGTTCTCGGTCTTGCCAGATGCCAGCGCATCAAACCCAGACCAGGATCGGTTGATCTGCACGCTCGGCAGGCCCGTCAGATCGCCGAGCAGGCTGATGAACGCTTTGCGGAATCCGGTGTCGAATTCCCCCTGGGCAGCCTGCTGACCAAAGCGGACGGCATCCCCGATCATCCGCAGCCCTGCCGGACCGCCATAGCCCATGCTGCTTTCGCCAGCCACGGCCTTCACGAGCGGATCCAGTTCCCGGACGAACACCATCAGGCCGGCCATGAACGAAGCGATCTCCGCCGGCAGGGATTTCAGCCAGTCCTCCCAGTCGTCATCCCCGCCCGGGGTCATGGCGTGCTTCAGCAGGGACTGCAGGACGGCCGGGACCAGCACCATCAACAAAATGTTGGCGGCGGCCTTGCCCTTGCTGTCCACCTTGGCGGACGCGTACATGGTGTTCAGCGTCGAGCCCATGTAGGAGTAGAAAGCCGTGAGCAGTTTGTGGTACGGGTTGCCGCGCTCGATGCCCGCCTGGTCGACTTCCTCACCTCCGCCCTGGGCGTCCTTCACCGCCTGGTCCGCCAGGGCCACGGCGGTATCCTCCGTGCGGCCATCGGCCATGGCTTTCTCGTAGGCCCCCCACCAGGTGGGCACGTCGATCATCATCTGGGTGCGCATCATGAGCCAGTAGCCCCAGCGCCCCATGAATTCCTTCGCCGAGGATTGCCCCTGCACCTGGTTGCGCAATTCGTTCAGTTCCCGGAAGCGGGTGCGGGTGCGGTTCGCCAGGAATGTCGACTTGGACATGGCCTCGCGCGTCGATGCGACCGGAGCGCCGATGTAGCGGCCGACACCCTTGGCGATCCAGGATCCGCCGACGCGCGCAACGGAGTTGGCCAGTCCCAGGGGTTGCATGGCCGCAGTGAACACCTGGAATGACAGCGCGGCCGCACTGACGTGCTGGCGCAAGAAGGTGACGGTGGCCTCCGCCGCGGTGTTCTGCCGGCTGGCGCCCATGACGATGTCGTCCCGCCAGCGCTCCAGTTCGTGCTTGACCTCCGGCCCGTAGTACTCGCGGATGGCGGTGTCGATGGTCTTGGAGCGCAGCAGCTTATTGGCGTCGATCACCCACTCCTGCCATGCAAGGTGGTGGATGACGTCGCTGAAACCGCTGTACATGCCCTGCAGGTTGAGCAGCAGCGGCCGGCCCTTGACCTCCTCGACCCGGGTCTTGGTGAAGCTGCGCCGCGTGGTGGCGACACCATAGGCCGCTTTGGTCTTCGTCTTGGACTCCTCGGCCGCGCTGTGCTGGCCGGCCTGCATGTTCACCCTGGGGTCAAACTTGACCGGGTAGTAGCCGCCGCTCAACTGCACGGCCTGGCCGTCCGCTGACCGGATCGTGATCGGCCGGGCCCGCACCCACTCCGGCTCCTTGCCGTAGATGCGGCGCCCCTGCTCGGCAACCTGGGGCCGGTATGCCTCGAACAGGTCCCACACCGCCTGGACAGCGTGCAGTTCCTGCGCCGTCAGCGATTCCAGCACCGGCTGGATCTGCGCCATGGTCCATCCCCGGCCGTCCAGCAGACGCTGCAGGTTGGACTCGTTGCCGACGTTCAGGGCGACAGCGAACCGCTCCTGCCAGTTCAGGGACTCGTTGATCGAGGGGAAGGACCGCCCCTTGCCGACCTTGTCGGTCGCGGGGACGGGCTCCAGGATCGGGCGCATGATCGCATCCAGCCGCTGGACCAGTTCCGCCTTCATCTGGGTCTCGTGGTTCGCAGCCTCGTTGGCCGGCCGGATCAGGTAGCGCCAGACCGGGCCATCATCCTGCCCGCCGTCCATGATCCGGGCCCAGGTCGAGGCCTTGATGTGTGCGGCGCCGAATGCCCGCACCTTCTCCAGCGTACGGCCGGTCAGGTGGCTGGCGGTCCTGGTGTTCTTTCCAGAGGCCCTGGCGTGCGCGACGATGCCGGCAGCGATCTCATCGCGCACGGCCTCGTAATCGCGGTCGTTGGCCGCTGTCAGGAGCCGGTGCTTCAGTCGGGCCAGGTGCTCGATGCCGGAGATGGTGTCGCGCAGTCCCATCAACTCCTCGACCGTCAGATCCCTGTAGTGGCGCTGGGCGCTGTTGTCGATCGCCTCGGCCAGCAGCTTGATGGCGTCATCGTCGTCCGTGTAGATCAGATCCCCGTTGGCATCCCGGCTCTGAACGGCGGCCAGGTAGCGGGCGCGCTCGGCCGGGGACAGCAGGGTTTCGGCGATGTCCGGGATCTCGCCCGCGTTCAGGCGGGACTGCACCCAGGTGCGCAGGCCGGCGGCCCGGGCGCGCTCCGCGTCCGAGCGCTGGCGCAGGTCGAACCGCTCCAGCAGCATGTCGATCTGGTCGAGAAAATCGGCGTCCAGGTTCTTGCGCACCCTGGCGCTGTCGAATTTCTTCAGGTAGCGCAGGGTCTTGTCGATGTCTTCCTGCGCGCCATAGGCGGCGCGGGTCAGCTGCTGCTGCACAACCTGGTTGCGCTTCTCGGCGGCGGCCGTGGCCAGATCCCCGGACTTCATGGCGCGCTCGGCGTTCTGCGCGGCGCGCGCCTCGGCGTTGGCGTACTGGCCCGGCCGCACGTCGCGCACGCGCAGCCTGGAGATCGTCACCCGGGCGAACTCGCGCGCGGCGTCCAGCAGGATCTTGCGCTTGCCCGTGGCGCGCGCCAGGGCGTTGGCCTCGGTAGCCGTGAAGCGGGCGCGCGCATCGTTGTGGACCGCCTGATCCGCCGCGCGCGCCAGGGCCTCGGGCGATGCGATATCGCCGTACTGCTCCAGCATCCGGGCGTCCGTGCGTGCCTCGATCTCGGCCTCGGGCCGTTCGGCCGCCAGCAGCGCGCGCACGAGCTCATCACCACTGGAGAACTCGTGCAGTTCAGCCGCGATGTCGGGTGGCATGCCTTCATCGGCCGTCATGCGCAGATCGGTCAGGCGCTTCCAGTCGAGCAGGGCGTACCGGTCGCGCTTCCCATCCACGGCGCCGCCGTACATCTCGTCCAGGACGGCACGGGAAAGCCTGGGCGGCGGGGTGTCGCCCTCGGCCTTGGTGGTCAGGTAGCGCCACGCGCGGTAGACCGGCAGGGCCTCGACTTCCTGGGCGACCTCCTGGCGGACCTCGGCCCGGCGCGCGGCCACTTCCTTCTGGAGGCGCTTGAGTTCTTTGCCGCGTGCGTTGTGCAGCCATCGCATGTCGCGCAGGCCTCGGGTCTGCAGGTCTTCGATGGCGTCGGCCGTGGCATCCGCCCCCAGGGCTTGGTAGGCGACGAATTCCTCCTGCGACATGCCGGCCTGCTCGGCGGTCTCGAACAGGGGCAGCATGCTGCGGCCCTGTTCGGCCAGCGCGATCTGCTCCCCGGTGGCCAGCATCCGATCGAACACGCCGCGCACGTCGTCGGACAGGGTCACGTTCAGCGCGGACAGCTTCTTGTAGACGTTCAGCATCCAGGCGCGGAACCGCTGGAACAGGCCGTGCAGTTCGATGCTGGGCGCCTTGCCTTCGAACAGGTAGGCCTCGAAGCCGCGGGCGAACTGCTCGTGATAGGGGCGCTTCTGCTCCAGGTCCATGGCCTGCCAGGTGGCAAGGTCGGGCACGCCGAACCAGTCGAGCACGGTCTGCATGTCCTGGCGGATGGCCGCCGGCGCGTCTGGCTGGTCGGCCAGGCCGGCCTGGGCCTCCAGGAAGAAGTGCCCGGTCTCGTGCAGAAAGGTGGATAGGTCCGCGTCCTTCAGCAGGGAGATCGTCAGCGTGGACGGCGCGAAGCTGCCGCGCGCGGGCTGGTCGAGCACTTGCAGATTGAGGTCATCGCCGTTCTGCTCTACACTGGTCTCAGGTGGCTCGGAGCCTAAAGCTTCGGATTGGTGCTCTCCGTCAGCGCTATCGCGTTCCGCTGGCGAAATCACCCCCGGTATTGAGGGGTTCCGAGCCTGAACGCCCTTCTGGAAATATTCGTTTCCTGGCAAGGTGTGGTTGTAGTACAGCTTGCCGTCCTTGTGTTCCTCGACGTTCACCTCGACCGTCAGGTTCTTCCCGTCCAGCAGCACATTCCCCTGAAGCCAGTGATACCGAACGATGTTCGGGTGGGTATCCGTGTTCCGGTTGTCCAGGGACCGCACCAGTGCGCCGTTTGCGATGATCTGCGGAAGGGCGGACACCAGTTTGAGCTTCGCAGGGTTCGCGCTGCTCGAGAGCATCTTGCGCAGCCCACGATTGCTGAACTGGACGTCGCCCAACTGGGCGTTGTGCACCACCGTTCCCGCCAGATTGCCGGCGTACCATACTTTCGCCTGCGCGCGCAGGGTCTTGATATCGGCGTCGCGCGGCGCGATTTCTTCACCGGTCAAAGCGGCGACGGGCGCGCTCTGCTTCTGATCCAGCGTAAGGCCGCCGGCCACGCCCTGCGCCACCACCCGCAGCGGGTACCGCTGGTACAGATCCTCGGGGGTGGTCCCCAGCCGCGTCGCCTGGACCGCGTACCAGCTGCCGGCCAGCGTGGCGTAGGCGTCGTTCGTCTGGGGCGTGAACCGGCCGGCGGTGTCCAGTTGAGCTTTCAAGTCCGCCCGCACTGCATCCGCCGAAGCGCTGAACGCCTCGTCGTTTCCTTGCTGGGCGGCCGCGCGCTCAAACTCGGCGGTCAGGGTCTCCTGCTGGGTCTGCAGGTAGGCCTGCGCCTCGGCCCGGCTGAACCCTTCCGGGTCGGTCTTCAGATGGTCCAGCAGGCCCTGGGCGTATTCGGTCGGCGCGATGCGCGCGGCGAACTCTTCCACCGGGATGGCGATCTGGCCACCAGTAGCCGCGGCCGCGTCGATCTGGGACGCCACTGCCGGAGACACCGCCGCGACCTGCTCGGCCACGCCGGACTGCATCAGGGCGTCGGCGCTGATGAACACCTGCTGCGTCGGCCCGCCATCGGCCGCCTGGGCGATGAACTGCTCGAAGGTATCCGGCGCGCGCGCGGCCAGCTTCGACGCCGCAGCGAAGGTGGTCAGGGCTTCCAGCTGCTGCGCCTGGAGTTCGGAAAAGCGGGCTTTGCGCTCCTGCACCGCCTGGGCATTCAGCAGTTGATCTGCCAGCTTCACGGTGCCGATCTGCATGCTACCGCCTGTCAGGGTGGCGACAACGGTCTGCGCTACGCTGGCCGGTTGCTCGGCCAGGAAGTCCTTCAGGGTCCTGTCTGGATTCAGATTCGTCCATTCGTTGAAGTTCTGCCAAAGCTGGGTGCCGATCTCGCCCGGTACTTCCCTGAACAACTCATAGCCCAGCAGCTTCTGCGCCGTGGCGCCGGCGAAGGCACGCTGAGCAAACCCCGCCAGGCCGAAGTAGCGTTCCCCGACATATTCGGCTACCGCGTCTTCTGCACCGTAGGCCAGCGAAGGCAGCACATCTCGGCCCTTCTCGCGGGATTCCTGGTAGCTGCTGCCCCCCTGTCCGGCAGATAGCGCTGCGATCGTCATCGGAATGCCGGCTTCGGGACCGAGCAGCCAGGACGCCAGGGCCAGCGTGCCCAGCGTCATGCCGGCGGACTGCACGCCGCTGGTGGCGCCTGCACCGAAAATCTGTCCGGGCAAGCTGCCCGGAGACCAATGGGACCCGATGTCCTCAGCGCGCTGCCCCGCCCACCTGGCTGTTTCGCCCAGGGAGTCGCCCCAGGCTTGCAGGGGCCCGCGCCCGGCGCCCGTCAGAGCGTTGATGCCTCGTTCGGGCAGGGCCAGCAGATCAACCCCGGCTCGCGCCACGCCTGCGCCCATTTTCAGGGCAGAAAAAGGCGCGGCCGCCACATCACGCCATAGCCCCATGTCGGGGTCGGCGCCGGTCACATAGCGCGCCAGCGAGCCAACGGCGGACTCGATGCCGGTCAGGCTGTCCACGTCGTCGTGCGCGACCTTGGCCTTCTCGATGTCGGACAGCAGAGCCGCAGTGGCCGGGGAGGTTTTGCCCAACGTGTCGAAATCGATGCTTCCCAGCGCCACCTGCTGGCGGGCCTGCGCGGGGTTGTTCAGCACCGTTTCCACTGGCAGGTTCGCGCGCTGGGCCACGCGCTGCGCTTCCGCGTAGGCGTCCGGATTGGTGGGATACGCCAGCGCGAAACCGGCGCGGGCCGCCCGGCCCTGATTGGGATTCAGGCTCCCAGCGACAGCGGCATCGAAGTCCTGCTCGGTTGGCTCAGCGGATGCGGGCGCAGCAGGCATCTGGCCCAACGTCTTGGCGACGGCTGCGTCGAAATCGTCACTCATTTGGCAGCCTCCCGGCGTGTCGTCGTTTGCATGTTCCAGAAGGCATTGAGGATCATGGCATCGGTGGGATCATCGATTCCAACCCGCTTGAAGGCGGCGCGAATTCCATCCTTCGTGCGCCCGTCGATGTCGCCAGCTTTCATGGACAGGATCGGGGCGGACGAATTCGAGAAGAAGCCGTGCACAGTTGCGCTCTTCATGAAAAGCGCGTCCAACTGCTGCTCGACCTCGGCATCGGTGAACTTCTTGCCTGTTTCGCGCTGGGCGGCCAGCATGTAGCCATCGATGAACTTGCGGATCGCGCCCACACGGGCGGCATCGTTCGACTCATCCTTCGGGGTGGGGTCCATGCCCATCATGCGCAACCTGGAATCCACCCCGGTCTTGATCGCCGTGCTGTTCAGATCGCCAGGGCCGGTACCGCCAGGCGCAGCCCCGCGCACCTTGGCCCGTTCGCCGGAAAAGTGCTTGAAGTCCGATGCTGACAGACTGGTGCGAAGCGCGTAGAACTGGTCATCCGACAGTCCGGCCAGGTAGTCCGGTTCGTTGGTGAGCTTGTTGTACAGCCATAGGCTGGTCGTGTCGTCACCACGTGCGAAGCGATCCGCCGCACTCATCACCGTGGTGAGTTTGTCGGGCGGAATCGCCGCGCGAGTCGAGATGGGCAGCTCAGAAAACCGTCCTCCGTTCTGCTCCAGGGCGCGCAGCGCATCAGCCACCGCCGCATCACCCTGCTGCTGCAGGGCCTCGGACTGCACACGGTACTGCCTATCGGCCTCGGTAAGCGCAACCTTCAGGCGCTCAGGGTTGCTTGCCACCCGGGGATCGCTGCGCACTTTGGCTTCAACCTCGGCCAGGGTCGGACGCGGCGGTTGCCCGGCGCCCGTTGCGTAGGCCCGCAGATTCTTCGTCACATAGTCCTGGGTTTCCTTGGGCAGCAGGGCCAGCCAGTCGCTTCCATCGCCTGCTTTCTTGATCGCGTCCTGGGTTGCTCCGGGCCCGGCGTTGTAGGCTGCGTAAGCCTTGGCGAGATCGCCGCCGAAGTTCTGCAGCTGCTTCTGGAAATAGGCTAGGCCCAGCGCCTTGTTGTAGGCCGGGTCGTTCTTGTACTTCTGTTCGTCCCACTCGAGACCTGCCAGATTGGCCGCTTCGGGCGCGGTGTCGGGCATGACCTGGGCGATACCAACCGCACCTTTGGACGAGGTGAGCGGCTGGCCGTTCGCGTCAAACTGGTTGCCGCCGGATTCAGCTCGCACCGCAACGTTGAAAGCTCGCACCGCATCACCCACGCGTAGCGGCGTGCTGCTGACGGCATCGGTGGCGGCTGCCAGACCAAGCTGGCCGTCCATTTCCTTGGTGATCTGTCCGTGCACGGCCAGGATGTCGTCGGCATTCATTTCGTCGCTGAACTTGCGCAGGTACGCATCGGCATACCCGGCGTTGTTCGCCTGCAGGGCGGACAGGATGGCCGTCTTGTGGGCGGTGCTGGTCAGATCCCTGGCGCGGGCCTGCTGCCATTCAGGGGACTTTCCGCCCAGGCGCATTTCGGTGTAGGTGGCCGCCTGGATGCGCTTGACTGCCGACATCACTGCGCCCGGATCGTTCCAGTTCAGGCTGATGTCGCGCATGGCCGTACTCTGCATGCCCTGGGCGTTGGACACCCCATACGTCGCGTATTCCTGCGAGGTATGGCGCATGGCCTGCCCGCGAAACGATGTGAGGATATCGTTCGCGTTCATAGCGAACGCCTGACGCTGAGCGTCGTTCTTCAGGCCAGATGAGACGGTGGAAATGACCTGCTGCAGCTTCTCGCCGTATTCGTCCTCGAGCGACTTGTCGTCGGGCCGGTACAGCGCCTGGGCGCCTTTCAGGTTCGCAAATCCATTCTGAGGGTCGTAGGTCAGGTCGAGCGCCGCGTTCTTCACCTTATCCAGCCCATCGTTGACGATGAGCTGATTGGCTTCTCGCTCCATGTCCTGCGCGATCGAGCCAAGTGTGCCGCCCGTGCGCTGCATGGACTGGCCCATCTGTTCGGCCTGGCGACCGGCCACGTCCTGCACCCTGGCCGCCTGGGCCGGCTGCAGCGAGACCTGAGGCAGCGTGTTCTGGGCAACCTGCGGCCCGTCGTACATCGGAACCCTTGGCATCTACCAGAACCCCCTTTCTTTGCCGAAGGTATCCAGATCCGGACGCGTGTCGACCGCACCCTTCGAATACCGGTACCAGGAATCGGCCACAGCGCCGGCACTGCCCAGCAGCGAGGTCGCCGCCGAACCCACGGGGCTGATGGCGCCGGCCGTCGCACCAAGGGACAGAGCGTCGATACGGGAGTTCGAGGCCTGGGTGAGCATGTTCATGCCCTGGGTGCGGTAGCCCCAGGCTGTGCGCACAGCATTGGCCGTGATGGTGTTCGCGTCGATTTCCTTCAGGATGTCCGTGGACGCCTGGATTTCCGCCGCGCTGCCTTCGCCAACGTCCACGCCGTTGGCCGCCAGGGCCGCGCGCTGAGCGCTTTTGGTCCGCCCGGCCTTCATGGTGAGCGCTGCCACCTGCTGCTGGCCTTGCGAGAGCGCGGACTGCGCGCTCAGTTCCGCCAGGTGGGCGTTGGACTCGAAGATGCGCGCGTTGGCCTCGGCCACGGCGGCCTGGCCGCCTAGCGTGGCCTTCTGGGTGGCTGCGCCGAAGAAACTGCCGGCGGTGGAGGCAATCGCGCCACCGCCTTGCATGATCATCGACGCCTGCGCGATCTGGGGAGCGCTAAAGCTCATGGGTCAGTCTCCGGGTCATGTCCCAGACGGTAGCGCCCCGCGGCGAAGATACGCGCACCTAGCCGCCCAGAGCGACCTCGACTGTCAGGGAGGACACCGTGAGGGGCAGCGGGTCGGCCTGGCGCGCATACACCTGCCCGCCGTCCGTCCAGGCCGGACCGATGCGGATTGAGATTTCCTTGGACTTGAGCGACGGCGGCGAGCCGTACGGCTCGGTGGTTCGCTGTTTGGCCTCGGTGAGGTTGTCCAGGGATGGGCCGACCCAGATACCGGAGGACTGGTACACCCGCAGCCAGACCTGGTTGACGTTTTTCTGACGCCCCTGACCGAAAGCGCTGTCCACCTGCATGGCCACCGGCAGCGTGGCGATCTCCGCCACAATGGGCAGGCCCACCTGCACCACGCCGGCCGCATGCTCCAACGTGATAGAGCCCCCGGCGACAGTTTGGCGGGGATGCACGGCACCGTCGGCCAGGATGCTGACCTCCTTGCCTTCCAGGTGGTCCAGACCGCTGATCGACGTGACCGGAGCCCCTGAATACGTCATGCCGCTGTCGACGAAAAAGGCGTCCTTCTGGTCGACGAAGGCGCGCGAGGCCATGCGTTCGACGTAGCGGACCGTGCGGCCGTCCACCTCCCGGCGGATGATGCAGTACAGGACGTCCTCTTCGCCCTCGGCCACAACCGCGCACGATTCGAAGACGCCGTCCGTGTCGTGGTGGTGCCATGCGCCGATCTGCTGTTCGGGCACGTAGGTCAGGCCGAGCAGCTCACCGCTGGTGCTGACCATCCAGACGAGGGGGATAGGTGCCTTGGCGTAGGCCATGTCGACGATGCGCCGCGTATCGAACAGGTGGGGCGCGCGAAGCGACAGGTCGCCGGTCACGAACCCGCTGGCCTGCCAGTTGTAGGCCAACTCCCGCACGTGCCCACCGCGCGCCGCCCCGTAGAGCAGCGTGTTGTTGACGATGACCGGCTGCACGTTCGACGCTCCAACGTAGGACTGCGGCCGCACGCTGGTGGTGTCCGGCGTGATGGCGTCCGAATTGATTGGCACAACGACCCATTCGGCGGAGCTCGTGAGGATCAGCAGCTGCGACAACGGCACGATGTGCCGCACGGTATTGGCTTCGCGCGCGGCCACCCGAAAAGCGATCCGATCATCGTCCTTGACTGGCAGCGAATAGGACATATCGGACTCGGTGGCGCTCTTGGTCATCCACAGGTTCTGGGGCTTGTTGATCGTGCCCGCGAAGCACCGGCGCTGCTCGAAGTAGGACACGGCGGCCGGGTAATCCCCCGCGGCGTTGAACACCGTCTCGTAGATCGGCGGCGTTTTGCTCAGGTCGGGTGAGATGTTGTCGTCCACGATGGACAGGCCGTCTGTCTGGCCGATGTATCCGTACAGGCCGCCTTGGCGCTTGAAGACGTTGTAGCGTGACGCACCGGGCACCGCCGTCCAGGCGATGGTGTTCGTGCACCCGGTGGCAAAGAGGTTGCTGGATACCATCCCGGGGGCGGACGCTGGCGACTCGCGGACGTTGTCGGCGTCCATGGCGGTCACGACGTAGTGGTGCTCGATGGCTGCGCCGGTGGATCCCGCTGTCGTCACTGTGGGTGCGTCCGGCGCGGCGATACCGGGATCGAACGAGATGTCCCGTAGCACCCACCTGGTGGCGCCCAGCCGGCGCAATTCGCAAGGCGGGTAGTTGGGGTGCACCAGGGTCAGGACGTCGGCCGACTGGACGTAGTGGATGTCGAACAGGTCGGCTTCGGCGAACGGATTCGGGGCCTCGTATTCGCCCGTAGCGGGTAGTGCCCACCAGTAATCCGTGTCCGGCGGCGCGTTGCCTGTGGTGGCGACCGTGCAGTAGTAGGCCGTACCGGCCTGGGTCACCAGGTCGCCCACATCGTAGGCCTGGCCGCCATCGTAGTCCGGTGGCGTGCCTGCAAGCAGCGTGGCGCCCTGGGTATGGAAGCGGAAATACCCGGCACCCAACTCGATCGCCATCGTCTGCGTGGTCGAGTAGGTAAACGGGATCAGGCGCGCGTGCTGGGTGGAATCCTTGATTTCCCGCACGAAAGCGAACCCGGGCCTGTTTTCCACAGGGCCCTGCGGCTTGCAGATGAAATTGCGGCATGACGCCAGACCGCTCTGGTATTTCGAATCGTCGGCCCGCCCGAAAAACTCGGGCGTCACCACCCCGCCCGTGAAGGATAGCTGCAGCTTCTTGACGCTGGCCATGATCACCGCACCCTGATCCAGGGCGCTGCCGCTTGCGCGCGCACGTTACGCTGATTCGTGTCCGATACCTTGGCTGCGGAGAACGCCGTCTGGTATGCGTTGAGGCAGGCCGCCGCGATCTTCACCCCGGAATCCCCTTTGAGGATGGGGCCCGCCAGGTAGGACGCCAACAGCCAGGCCAGGGCGTCCACAAACAGCGGGGAGAACTTGGTGGTGTCGGTCACCCTCGCGATATACCGCAGGATGGCGGAAGGCTGGTCGGTGTAGATGATGGGGGTTCCCGCGCCGTCCGTTTCGGTCTCGTAGCGCTGCGGGTCAGCATCTCCCGGCGCGTCCGGCGGCAGTACCGCCAACACCCGGATCAGCCCGTTCGGCATCGCGTAGGCGTAGGACCATGTCCACGTGGGTATCGAGAGGGCAGCGAGCACGGTGCGCCGGGTGGCAAATCGCCATCCATGGGCTTCCAGCATGGAGTCGCGCGCCATGGGGTAGAAGCGTGCGCAGTGCTCGGCTTGGGCCGACCCTTCGGCGGGGTTGATGCTCGACACCGTAGCCTCGTCCCCGATCCGCGAAAGTGCCAGGTTCGAAATATCCACTTCCGAGGCCATCTGTCCGTTCCTAAAAATGTGGGGCCGAAGCCCCACGAAGATCCTAAGGAGGAGGAAACCTAGACCAGGGATTCGGCCCCGGTGTCGCCGTCGGCGCTACCCTCGTTTTCGGAGGGGCTGGCCTTCTTGGCCTTGGTGCGCGGGCCGGCCCCGGCCTCCGCCGGGGTGAACCATTTCGCCTGCGCCCCCGAGGGGACCTCGAAGACGTCTCCCGGCTCACGCAGCTTGCCGTGGAACCCACGCGCGATAGCGGTGACTTTCATGCTCGGCCTCCGTTACAGCGGCGCGCCGGGCAGCGGCGTGTTCTGCTGGATGCCGGTCACGACCTGCGCCGAGAACTTGCCGGCCGTCAGCGGTCCGGTGCCCACGGTGTAGTTCAGCCGCACATACCGGCGGTGCTGGACGGGCATCGGGATGACGATCTGGGCGCCGGCAACCAGGGCGGCCTTGCCGATGGCGGCGGAGGCCACCACGTCGGCGAACGTGCTGTTGTCGGCCGAGTCCTGCACGGAAAACGTGACGGTGGCCGCGCCCGAGGCGGTGGCCGTCTCGCCCACGGTGATGACCATGGAGAGCCGGTCCGTGAGGCCCGTGTTGGGGGTCTTCTGCCCGAAGTCGATGACGTCGGTCGACGCCGCCGTGGCCGTGACGGCCTGATCGTTGGAGACCTGAAGGAACTTGTCGATGATCATGGTTGGTTCTCCGATTAGGCAACCGCAGTTTCGGTGTCGAGCAGCGCGTCCGTGGTGCGAATCGGCACGGTCCGGAACGTCGTCCAGAACTGGCCTTCCAGTTCCTGCACCTTGAGCGCCAGCCCCGGTTTGTCCAGGGATTGGGTATCGAGGGCCTCGGCGATGGTGCGGTTCATGTAGAAGGCGGCGCGCCCCATGCGCAGGTTCGGCACGCGGTGCAGGGCCTGGACCATCAGCTTCAGGATGTTGGCCGCGGAGCCGCCCGACAGATCGGACACATCGATGTTGCAGATGCGGACCACGTAGCGCCAATCGCGCAGCGTCAGGCCCAGATCCCACTTGTAGTGGGTGAGATAGCCCTGATACATGCCGCCGTCCGCGTCCTTGAGCGTGGTTTCGCCCAGGTCGCGGTTCTGCAGGCCGGCCTGCGAGCCCTTGGGGTAGATCGCATGGCAGGTGTTCTGCCCCCAGACGACCAGCCAGATGGACGCGTTGTCGCTGCCCGCACCACCGCCCTTGATGATGTTTCGGCCATTCTCGGCCGTGCTGTCGCTGTAGCGCGGAGCGAGCCCCATGAATTTCTCGGGATCCAGGGACGAGTCGCCGTAAAAGAGGGTGGTCGCCATGGTCTGGTTCAGACCCTCGATGAAGGCCCGATCTTCGGACAGGCGCCACGCGGCACGATTGTCGTTCAGATCGGCCAGGGCCTTGTCGACCGGGGCATAGGTTTCCAGCATCCCCATCGTGTCCTTCACCGGCACGGTGCGGGACTTCTCGGGCTGCACGCCGTAATTCAGCTTGCGCCAGGTGCCCGTGGGCAGCCCGGAGCGAACGGTGGTCTTGTGCTCGGTGTAACTGTTGGCCTCCAGCACCGTCATCTCGGTGAGAACCTCGTTGGTTTCGTTCAGCATCTCGATGATCTGGGGATCGATCTTGCCGTCCGCCGTCATGCGGCTGGCGAGATCGGCCAGGGTCGGGTTCGTGGTGGAGAGAGTCGGCATTTTCAATGCTCCTAGTTCATGTTGCTGTTCGGGTAGAGCCGCTTCGCGTCGGCGCCGGCGGCCGCGTTCGCTTGGCCGGAGGGGATGAAGTGGTCTTCACTGATTGCTTTCCCGGCCCGGTAGAAAGCCCGGATGATTTCCGGATGATTCCCCAGGCCGGACTGGTTGAGCAGCGTGCGCAGTTCCGGAGAGCCGAAGGTATCCAGGGCCTTCTTGGCGACGGCCATGTTTTCCTGGAGCTTTTCCCCGCCGAACTCCTTGTCCGTCTCGGCAGCCTGGATCCACTGGTCGTGGGCCGCCTGCAGCTGCTCGACTTGGCGCGCCTGAATGACCGGAGTCATCTTGTCCAGGATCTGCTGGGCCTGTTCCTGCGGCAGGTTCAGGTCCTTCGCGACAGCCGAAAAGGCGTCCAGCACCTGGGGATCGAAGGCCTCGGTTCCTTCGGGCGCCTGGAACTCGTATTTCTCGGGCGCCCCTTCCGCAGGCTTGGGCTTGCCGGCCTCGCCATCAGCCCCGGCGCCTTGCGCCGGATCCGTCGACGCGGCATCGGCCTGTCCCTGGGGTTGCTGCCCGGCGGCCTGCTGCTCCTGCTGTTCCCCACCGGTGGGGGTTTCGCCAGGAGCGGTGTTGGGCTCCGCGCCTTCAGTGGTCGTTGCGGCCTGCGTCGCCTGAGTTTCGTTCGTCATTTGCTTCCTTCACCATCGTCGTGTACAGGTCCGGCGAGTGCTTCTGGACCTGCGCAAGGATCTGTAGACCTGCGTTCTTGTTGCCCTCAGCGAAGGCCATGGCCATCGCGTTGGTGTTGAACGACAACCTGAACACCCCCGCCTCTTCCAGCAGCCGCCAGACGATGCGCCGGCCCCGCTTGGTCTTCATGAGCCACTTCCAATCCTCCTTCGCGGTGTCGTCCGCGAGCCTGTTGGCGGCTGCCGCTTTGCTGCGGCGGTGCTCTTGGGCCTGGAGGTTTGTGGGGTCCACGCTATTCATGCTGCAAATTTATGGCGCTTCGCGGGAGATACGCGCACCCCTAGGTCATGCCGCTGTTGGGGTAGAGCGACTTCGGGTCGGCGCCGGTAGCCTGCGCCAGTTCCATGTCCGTGATCTGCAGCGAGATCGACAGGTCCTTGCCTTCCTGGTTCTCGTACTGCGACGTGTTGGTGACTTCGACCTGTGCGTGCAGCACCATCTTCGTGCCCGGCTGGGGCAGCGCGGTGATGCCCAGCTTGGCGAGGGATTTGTCGTCGAGGGACACGGACAGCCCGTAGGGGTACGCCGGTTGTTCGGGTTCGCCGCCGCAGCACGCCCCGCCGTTCACCTGCTTGGCCTCTTCGGGCGTCAATTTCATGCTGATCATCATGGTTCGATCCTCGGTCAGGAATAGCCCGCGAAGGCCTGCGTGGCGTCGGTGAGCGCGCTTTGCTTGGACGTATCGATGCCGCCAAGCTTCTGCGCCGCATCCGCGCCCTGTTGAAGCATCGCCATGCGTTGTGCATCCTGCTGGGCCTGCGCGCGCTGCTGGCGGACCAGCACCACCTTGTCACCCGGCACGATCAGTTCCGGATCCACGCCCAGCTGGTCGGCGTAGCTGTCGGCCCACCGGTCGGCGTCGAACTTGTCCAGGACGTCGGGCTTCATCTGCGCGATGGTGCCCAGGCTCATGACGTAGCGGTCTACGCTGCGGGTGGCCACCGCGCGCTGCGCCTGGGCCAGCACCGAGATGTATTCCACCGACAGCTCACGGCCCTGCAATTCGTCAGGCGGCGGGGGCAGGATGCGCGCTTCCATCATGTTGATGAAGGTGGCGTCCACCAGGGGATCCAGGGCCTCGTTGTGAAGCCGCTCGATGACCGGGCCCATCATGAGCAGCTTTTCCTCGTGGCGCTCAGCCACTTCGGTGGCCGTCATGTTGTGCGTGTCCATGTTGGCCAGCATCATGAACAGGTCGACGTAGAACGAACTGTTGATGCGGTCGCGCACGTCCTGGATGTCCAGCAGCAGGTGGTCCAGTCTCAGATTCACGTCGAACGCCGATCGGATGCCGCCAGTCGGGGACGCCATGTCCACGTAGGTCAGCCCGCCGGGGAGCAGGTCCGTGGCCTGGTGCTTGAGGTTCGTCGGCACCTGCAGGGGCGGATTGGTCATGTAGTCGATGCCCTGCGACTTGCGCAGCTGCTCCTGCTGCAACTGTTTGATGTCGCCCAGGGCCTCCATGGCCGGGGAATCCCCGTATACGTTGCCGCTGCCTTTTTCCCATCGTGGAGCCACGACAGGGAAACGGCGATAGCCCGACTCGCGCAGGAACCGGTCTTCGTTGGAGCCCACCTCGAAATAGCACGACTTCCAGGGCATATTCCTGGCGTCGCGCTTTCCCGGATCTCGGTCGGACCGAGGCTCGATGACGTGCATGACCGGCACCCAGGTATCCAGCGCCCCGCGGTCGAACAGGTTGCGCACGGTGACGCTGACGCTGTCCTTGGGGAACCTGCCCAGCAGCTGGGCGACCGTCATCTGGAACTCGCGGTACAGGCAGTTCACCTCGCCTCGATCGTCCACGGCCAGCGCGTATTCGCCTGCCGTGAGCGGGTCGTTGTGGATGACGTTCCTGAAATCGGACTGGATGATGTTGCACCCGGTGCCGAACGCGCCCAGCTCCTTGTAGATCGTGTGCAGGGCCAGATAGGTATTCGACTTGGCGAACACCATGAGCATCAGCCGCGAGACATCGGCCAGCCAGCGCTTGACGTTGGCCGACTCGTCCAGTTCCGGGTCGGACGTCGTGAGCCGGACCCACGGACGCGCGGGGCTGGTCATGCCCGACATGAGCCCGGCCGGCAGAATGCGCATGGCGCGCGTACCGGTGTTGTCGAGGATGGAGTTGCAACGTCGCGCGTGCCGGTTGCCGTCGGTGACGAAGAACCGCCCCGAGCGCGGCAGCACGTATTCGCTGATGTCGCGCCAGTCCTCGAACCAGGAGGACCGCTCGGTCTTGAGCGACTCCCATCGCTGCTGCATCCGCTGGCGGGGTGTGACTTCTGCCATGGCGCGTCACTGCCCCAGCAGGGTGTTCTTGCCTAGCTGCAGGGCGGTGGGGTCGATGCCCTGGGGCCCGGTCAGCATGGTGCCGGAGGCGCCCGCCTTGCCGGCCTGCTGCGCGGCGCTCAGGATGCCAGCCACGTCGGGCTGCTTCTGGTTCGCGCGGTTCGTGGCTTCTTCCGCTTGCCGCGTCTGCTCGGCGACCGCATTCGCCTGCTGGTTCGCCGATCGTTTGGCTTGATCGGCGGCCCGACTGGCGGATTTCTTCTGCTCGATGCCGTTGTAGATGGCCGCGCCAGCACTGGCGACAGCGGCGACAGCGGCGATGGTGGTGGCTCCTGACACGATCAATTCTCCGTGATGCGAACCTGGTTGAGGTCCTGGTAGCGGCGGGACATCAAAAGTCCCACCTCATCGGTAAATTCGGCCTCCGCCTCTTCGACGGACCCGGCCTGGGTGGGGAAAAGCATGGTGATGTCCGTGTCCGTTCGGGTGACGAACACCTGCTTGCGCCCGGCGCCGCCCGGCAGCACGCGATACCCGATCAGATCGATGGACTCCTCGCCCGCGTAGACCGTGCAGTCTCCGGACACGATGACGATGGTGGGCACGCGAATCAGCGCCCCGGTCAGTACCATGCCGGCCGGAACATGGATCGTGCGGGCGTACATGCCGGCGTGGATCAGGTGATCCGTTTCGACCACGACCTGAGGGCAGTGGCCGACCACATCTTCGAGGCAGCGCACCCTGTCCACGGCGTCGGCGGACATCGGCGGCAGGCTCGCCGCACGCGCTGCGGGGATCATGTCTGCCCCCGGAAAAACACGCAGTTCGTTTCGCGGTACCCCATGCCGGGCAGCACGCGCTCCAGGCGACCGCCCACAGGGGCCGTCACGTACAGGCCGCTGGCCCCCGCTTCGGCCGCCAGGGCCTCGGCCGCGCGCAGCAGCTGCAGGCCGGCGCCCCCGGCGCGGTGCGCCTGGGCCACGAACAGCGTCTCGGTGGACGCGAGCACCCGGCCAGCGAAGTGAGGAACAGGCGTGATCAACACCGCGCACAGGCCCACCAGTTCGCCGTCCATGAACACGCCCAGCGGCCGCATGAGACCCGCGTTGACCATGTTCGTGTAGGCCTCGCGGCTGGGTGGCGTACCCATCAAGCCGGGGTCGCGCGCAGACTCCTCGCGGTACTCGTCGCACAGGGCGACGAACATCGGGGAGTCGAACGCTTCGTCTACGGTGATGGGGCGGACAACGGGCTTCATTGCGCAAGTATCTGCGCGTGATCCCGAGATACGCGCACCCTACCGGCGCCGGGCGAAGGGGTCGTAGGATCGGCGGCTCTGAGTGGCCCCCATCGCCTCAATGTCAGAGCGGCGCGGCGTGTCGATCAGGGCGAGGATGTAGGCCGTGCCCCGATCGGGCGATCCCCCGATGCGCTTCACGATGTCCTCGCGGCTTTCCACCTGGATCGCCGCGCCTTTCAGCTTCCACGTCGGCGCGCACAGATCCGCCTTCAGCTGCTCATCCGGCGGCAGGCAGGCGCCGGTGTTGTTCGCCGGATCCAGCGCCTCGCGCATGCGCCACCACAGCTGGCTGCGCAGGTTGGCGAACCGCAGCCGGCCGGATCTGTCCGTGCCCGTGGCTGCCTCGGCCACGTTGACGCCGATGACCTGCTGGCCAGCATCGCGCAGGAAGTCGTAGGGGCTGGATCCCACGCCGATGACGTCCAGGTGGATGGGCGCCTGGTCGCGCCGGGCGGCGATGACCAGACCCGCCACGGTCGGCCCGTCTGGCGTGTCCGCGCCGGGATAGCTCAGCGGCGTGTCGAACCACATGCCGTGGCGCCGGGCGATGTCGGTCTTGTCGCGGCCGCCGCGCGCCACGTCCACCCCCACGGAATCCATGGCAGGCAGCCTGTCCGGCCGGCGCCAGCGCGCCATGGCGGCCTCCACCCACTTGGTCGGGATGACCTGCCAGGGATCGTCCTGGATGCCGGCGTTGAAGTCGCCATAGAGCATTTGGCTGCGCAGTGGCTCAGGCAAGGCCTGCAGGGTGGTGATGTACCCCGAATCGACGTAGTAGGGGTTGTCCGTCACCCGAGCGGGGATGAATGTGCGGGACTTGGGGTGGATGATGTCTTCCGGGCTGTAGTCCGCCGGGTCAAAGTCGTAGACGATTCGACCCTCTATCAGCACGAAGGGGGCACCCGATAGCGGGGTGCCGTCCGAATCCACCCACGTGTCGCGCGCACCACCATGACCATCCGGCAGCATGGCGGCCCAGCGCAGCGCGCCGGGAGCAGTGGGATACAGGGGATGCCCCTTATCCAGCCAGGGGCCGAAAAAGTCGATCACCCACCGCCCGTCGTTCGTGGTGGGCGGGTTGAAGGTCATGAGCACGCGCGACCGCTGACCCTGCTTGTTGGTGCGGTTCCAGCCCATGACGAAACGCACCTGCTGCTCGCGCATCTCGGTGACTTCGTCGAACACCTTCAGGTCGTGCGGTCGGCCCTGCCACCGTCGCTCGTCGCCGGGATTGTCCAGTCCCGCCAATTCACACAGAGCGCCTTCTGGCAATCTCCAGATGCCCTTCTGGGAGTTGTAGCCGTCAGAGGTCTTCAGGACCTCCTGCATGCGCTGCACGAAGCCTTCGGTCTGTGCTTTCTCGCGTCTGGCAAACAAAGTCCGGTCATGGCCGGTGATCGTCAAGCCCACGGCCAGATCGGTCTTGCCGCCTCCAGCGGACCCGCCAAACCCCACGATGTCGGCGGCCGATTCGTATGCCGTGAGCTGCGGGCCCGGCAAGGGTCGCCACGGCACGGGGTCATCGGCCAGCAGCTTGTCGATCTCGGCCAATTCGGCCGGCGTCATGTATGCCATCGCGGCCTTGATCTCTGCAACAGAGGGGGCGGTCACGACGCCTCCGCTGAGTCCTGCTCGCTCTGGGACGATTCGGCCCGTTTCTGGGCCGCAGCGACCAGAGCGGCCAGTTTTGCAGCGCGCTCGGTATCGCTGATCTGCACCGGACCGCCGTCGGCGCCGGTCAGTTCCATGCTGGTTTTGTCGCCGTACCGCTTCGGGGCCAGCTTGGACAGGTACCACTTCCTGGTATCCACCTGGAGCCTACGATGGCCCAGCATATCCTCGCGGACTTCCTTGATCCCATCCTTGCTCTTCTCGATCCGGACGCCCTCCATTGGGGTGTCGGCGATGGCCAGCGTCTCGTCGGCCAACACGTCGAGCCCAATGTCCCTGGCTCTTGCGTATTGCGCATAAAAACCTTCTACGTCGTCTCGGGCCCACACGCGGATCGTTGCTTCGCTTGGCATCCCTTTGCCCCGGCAAATAGCGCGCAGCGACTCGCCCGCAGCCAGGCGCGCGCAGATCGCAGCGGCCAGGGCTGGGGTGTACTTCGAGGGGCGACCGGGAGACTTCTTCATGCCCCCACCTTACCGCCCGAACTCGTTGACACGCGCACCCAGCGTGACGCCACCTGGGCTCGACGCTGGTACCGGCAAATGTCCGCGACGGTCGACTTGCTGATCTCGAACTTTTTGGCCAGCAGCGAATACGACATGCCATCCACCTCATGCAGAGTGCGGATCAACTCGACCTCCCGGTCCGTGAGTTTCGCATTGGCATGGTCCTCACCCACTCGGTATCCGAGGTCGTTGACGCCAACCATCCGCATGGCCTTCTCCATCACTGCGGCGGTGCCCTGAAATACTGCGGATACTTCAGCCGCACAGCCTGAACCGCGTGATCGATGGCCTTGGCCCTGGCCATGCGATCCCCGGGCGGTATCGGGGTGCTGGCCGCTCGGCGCAGCATCAGTACCGCTTCCTCTGGAAGGGTGTGGCAAATGACTGGCGTCTTCACGTATCCTCCGCGAACAAACCCGCCCGGGAAGCAGGCACGGTGATCTTCCAGATGCTGACCTCGATCCTGGCTTTGCCGTCCGGCTCTGCACGTTCGGCCTGGATTTTCCGCACCCACGCGTCGTCCTCGAACGCCACACCCTTGAGGGCGTCGAGCAAGGCCTTCTGGGCGTTGTCCAGGTCGATGCATTGGACGGTGTCCTGCCAGGCCTCGCCCAGCTTTCGCATGCGGGTGCGGTAGTCTTGGGGGCGGTTCGGGTACAGCGTGTACGCGATGCCGATGCGCCCCTGAAGGGGGTTCCGGACGCCGGCGCCACGCAGCAGCCAGTGGACGGACTCCCTGAACTGCTTTCCGTCTTTGCTGACGTAGGTCTGAATTCCACCCCTGGGCATGGCGCGGTGGCGCCAGTACCGGTTCGCGCTGGGCGGGTAGGGCAGCACCAGGGTGATTTCCGGCCGGCTGTCTTGGGCTGCGCACGGGCAGAACGGCGCGGCGCAGCCCTTGCTGTCGTCGCACATCGCGGGGCGGCTGGCGAGGGCGCGCAGATCGTCCTGGGCCAGCGGCGGGAATGCGAGGTCTTCGAGGGTCATTCCATCTCCAGGTACGGCCGGATTTCTTCGATGATCCCCAGCATGGTTTCGGCGCGGCGCTGGCGCCAGAATTCTTCCTGGGCCTCCGGCGACCATTCAGGAAAATCGTCCGGGCGCTCCATGACGCGATTGCAGCGCCAGCCGGGAGCGCGCCAGACCTTCCAGCCCAGGTCACGCAGGATCGCGTCCCGGCGGGCATCCTTGGCTTCGTCGTGCCATTGGGCGCCGTCGCATTCCAGGGCGATCTTGGCGATGGGGTTGCCGAAGTCCACGAAGAAGCGGTCGACCGGCAGCTGCGGCCACAACGGCAGACCGCCGCAGCGGATGTCGTGCCAGGTCGCGGCCTCGATGGGCGTGAAGATGGAAACCCAGTCGCCTATCGCGTACTGATTCGTCCCCATCCAGGATTCGAACCCGGCATCGACCAGTTGCTGAAACAGTGCGTAGTTGTGCCGAATGCGACGGAACCGCTCGGAGAGGTCCAGGCCGCTGTGCAGCCGCTGGAATTGCTTGCCTTCCATGAATCGGTTCAGTGCGTGCAGTTGTTCCATGTCAGTCCTTGAAGCCTTGATGGCGCGGGGTGGTTGTGCGGATCGCCGGGGCCTGACCGATGAAGTTCTCAAACCTCATCTGCTCACCCAGGTAGGTCAGCGGGCACCGGCCGGGCTTGCCCTGGCGGTTTTTCATGATGAAAACCTCGGCGTATCCACGGTTATCCGTGTCTGGATTGTCCTGCTCTTCCCGATACAGGCCCAGCAGGATGTCGCTGTCCTGCTCGATGGATCCGCTGTCACGGAAGTCCGACAGGACCGGGCGCTTGTTCGGGCGCCGCTCGATGTCCCGGCCGAACTGGCTCAGGGCCAGCACGGCGATGTTCAGCGTCTTGGCCAGGATCTTCAGCCCTTTGGTGATGGCTTCGATCTGCTGGTAGCGCTTTTCCTCGGTGCCGGTCATGAGTTGCAGGTAGTCCACCACCAGCAGGTCCAAGCCGGACTTGCGCTTCACGGCCCGGGCCTTGGTGGCGACCTGGAGCAGGGACAGGCCGGGCTCGTCATCGACGAAGAGCGCCGTTTTTTCCAGCGCCTGGGCGGCGCGCGTGACGCGATCCCAGCTGTCCGCGTGCGGCGTGCGTCCGTCGGCGCGCGCCAGCGTGGCCGCCGAAACCTTGCCGACGCTGGCAATCGCCCGTTCGGTGACCTCGGATTCCGGCATTTCCATGGACAGGAACAGGACTCCAAAGCCGGCCAGAGCGGCATTCAGCGCGATGGTTTCCCCCAGGGCGGACTTGCCCATGCCGGGTCGGGCTCCCAGCGTCACCAGGGCGCCGCGGCGGATGCCGCCGTTCAGGAACGTGTCCAGGTCCACCAGGCCGGTCGGGATGCCGGGGTTCTTCGACTCGCCCATGAACCGGCGGTCCAGGTCGTGCACGTAGCGGCCCAGGGCCTCGCGGATGCTGGCCGGCTCTTTGCGGGTCGTGGATTCTGCAAGCCGGCCGAATTCTGCCTGGGCGGCGTCCAGCTTCTCGGCCGGTGTGAGCGTGCCGGAAACAATGTCGTGGACCTTGTGTGCAGCCTGCAGCATGCCGCGCAGCAGCGCCTTTTCCCGGACGATTTCCGCGTACCGGCCGATGTTCGCAGCGCTGGGCGTGTTCGTCATCAGGTCGTTCAGGTGCCGGATGTCGGCTTCCTGGCCGGCGGCTCGGATCGAGTCGAACACGGTCAGCACGTCGGCCGGCTTCTGCTGAGAGATCAGGCGCTGGATGTGGTCGAAGATCAGGCCGTGGGCGTGGACGTAGAACTGATCCCGGCGCAGGTCTCCAACGCGGTCGATCGCTTCGTTGTCCAGCAGCAGGCCGCCCAGCACCGCCTGCTCGGCGTCCAGGCTTTGCGGCGGGGCCGCGGCGAATTCTTCGGGCTCGTAGGGCGCGTTCATGCCGCCTCCTTGCGCAGTGACGCCTGGGCCTGGATGCCCTGGGTGGACAGTTCGTACACGGGGCCGGCATCGGTCTGTTTGGCGAACCAGAGCCGGTAGTAGCCCTTCTCGACGTAGTTCAGGAAGTGCCGCCGCCAGTCGGCCTGCAGCCTGGATTCGTGGGTGCCGTCAGGCAGGAATTCGCGCTTGAACACGTCCCAGGCGATCTGCACGAACTCCATCGGCAAACCCGTGGATTCGACGTAGGTCAGCAGGGGCTGGTAGCCGCTGATGGGCTTCTCACCGGCCTGCACGCACTGGTCGATGAAGGTTTTCAACTGGATGCGCGGCTTGCGCTCCCGTTTTGGCTTGGGTGGGCTCTCACCCCCCTGGGGGTTAGGGGGTGTATTTGTTTTTATATATCCCTGTCCCTGTCCCTTAAGGACGTTTTCCGGCGGATTTCCTGCGGAATGATCGTCGGAATCTGGATCATTTCCACCGGATGAACCATCTTTTCCGCTGGAATCGTTTTGATTTCCGCTGGAATTCCCGTTCTTTCCATTGGAATCTGTCGGCCATGTTTTAGGTTTTCCAGCGGAAAGCCACTCATCGAGGGTGGGCATGTCTTCCTTCTGGACGCCGCTTTTCCGCAGCCTGTCCAGCAATTTCCGGTGCGCGTACTCATGCTTCGACGCCCATGCCTCTCGGGCCTTTTCCGCGATCACCGAGTGGTACAGACGCCCGTCGCTGCATTTGACCCAGCCGCGCAGCGCGCCGTCCCGGTGCTTCGCCCATTCGCCCACGGCGCGGCCGAATCCGGCCAGGGCGGCCAGGGTCTTGTCGTCGTCTGGCAGGCTGGCGGCCGGCACCTGGTGCCAGGATGCGCACCACAGCAGCACGGCACAGCGGAATTCTTCACCGGTGACGTGGATTGCCAGGTCGCTGTCCCGAAGACGCACGACATCCAGCGGCAGGAATGCGAAGTCGCGCAGATCGCAGTCGGCGGGGGTGAGGGGGGCGGGCAGATCCATCATGCTGCTTCCCCATGCACCACGCGCGCCAGCGGCACGATGGCGACCTGATAGGCGGCCTCGGCGGCCGGCAACCACTGGTTGCGCCGGATCAGCGCGGCGCGTGTCGCGTCCACAGCCTCCCATTCGCGGCGCCAGCGGTCCTCGCGCGCCATGCCGCCCTGGTCGTGGTCGCGGTGGCAGACCGGGCACAGCGGGAACGTGAGGCTGTCGCAGGCCTTGCGGCCCATGCCCTTGCCGAAATTGACGTGGGCGCATTGGCTTGGACCGACGCGGCGGCAAGCCGCGCAGGGAAGGGCGGCCACGGCGCGCCGGTGGCGCTCGGAGCGCCAGGGCTTGTTCTTGGGGATCATCATGCTGTGGCCTCATTCAGAGACAGATCGACCCCGCGCGGCTCGAAATCGGCCCGGATCGCGTCGATGTACCGGGCGATCTGGCCCCGGTCCATGATCGACGTGACGGGCCAGTAGGCCATCATTGCCAACTTGGTTTCGTAGGGCAGGGGCTTGATCGATTGGTCGTAGACTTCGCGGAAATGGGGGTCTTCGGCGCGCAGGATGGGCACGCCGAAATGCAGCTTGCAGTAGCGCTTCCAGCCGGCCGCGTCGTCGTGCGGCATGGCCTGGGCCATCAGTTCGTAGATGACGTGCGTGCCGGCGTTCTGGGCGCCCGTGCGGGGTGGGGGGGCGATGCGTACCGTCCAGCCGTCAGGGGCCGACACGATGGCCTTGGCGGCGAATCCGCGCACCTGGGGGGTATTGAGGATGTAGGTCTGGCGTTCCATCACGACCTCCCCAGCACCCGGCGCAGCGCGGCGACTTCTTCGCGCAGCTCTCGGTTCTCGCGTTCGACCTCGGTTTCTCGCTTGCGGATCGAACCCAGGTCATAGCCCCGGTCGTGCAGCATCCAGAGTAGGGGAGCGTCATTGCCGCACAGATCCATCAGCGCGCAGAACCGATCCCACTTGATGCCTTCCTGGCCCGACTGCCAGCGGGAAAACTGGCCCTTGTCGACCTTCAGAGCGTGCTGCAATTCCTTGTCCAGGGAGAACCCGGCCAGTTCCGCGCACATGTCGATGGCCGCGCCCAGGGACTGCTTGCGGGCGACCTCGTCGGATGGAACCGCGATGTTTTGCAGGGGCAGCGACGGCTGCTTCATGGCTGCCTCTCAAGGCTGCTCAACATCGTTGAGAGGTGTTGAGAAGTAAAAAGGGCGAAAATTTTTTGCATGACGGCGCCGCGGCGCTGAGACAAATTCGCCCGAGGGGAGAAATGCGGATCGACAGGGAAGGGCCGGCCGGAGAGACTGCCGGCATGGACGAGCACACGCGATACAGGCTGATGGATCAGGCCGAAGAATTGGCGCTGCAGGCGTTCGGGTCGGCGGCCGAGGTCGAGCACATCGAAGCGGTGTTCGAGCGGCTGCTGTGGGCGTGGCAGCGCGGCCTGCCGGCCGATGGCGCGGCGACGGTGCACTGAGGCGCCGGGTATTGGGTGGCCGGTTCCAGCCGGGTATGCTTGGAAGCGCCAACAACCAAACTTTTCCAGAAAGGAACCGACCATGAACGACGTGGCCAAGTTTTTCGAAGACAACGTAGCGCGCATCAATTCCGCCTCCGATCCGCTGGGGTGGAATCTAAACAACGGCCTGTTCGCCCTGTGTCGGCAATTGGACCGGATCGAGAGCAACCAGCGCGATCTAGAACGGCGGCTACAGCAGATCGAGCAGATTCTTCGAGTTCGGTAGCTGTGAGCAGGCAGCCGGCCCGCACCGACCAGCGGGATATCGCGGCCTGGAAGTCCGCCGTGAGCAAGAGCAGATCAGACATCTGCAGCCTTCGCGGCTTGGGTGGTGGCGAGTTCGGGCCAAATCGCGGCCCAGGTGTTGGGCCACATGCGATGACGCGGAACCGCACCACCCGTGGCCCGCTCAAGCGAGGCACCGTAATCAGTGGGAACCGGGCGAAGCCCTTTCTTCCACTGATAGAGGACAGACGGGGACACCTTCACATCACGCGCGACCGCTGCGGCAGGCCGGGCATCAGGAAGGGCGAAGTACGCGGCGATGATTTCGTGCTGTTCCATAGCAGAACTATAGCAAAGCTACAGAAAACATCAAGCCATGCTATAGATTTTTTTCAGTAGCTTTGCTATATGGATATCTGGACAGAAAAAGAGGAAGCCGAGAGGCTCAAGACGCGGTTCGACGGCTTGGACATTCCGCGGGCGGCATTCGCACGCAAGCACAAGGTGCCCGGCGGCGATGCCATGATCTATCAGCACATCACCGGTCGGCGCCCCATCAGCATGGAAGCCGCCATTGCCTATGCAAAGGGGTTTGGTGTGCCGCTGGAAGACATCAGCCCGCGTCTGGCCAAAGCCGCAGCGGCCGGCCTGGAGATCAGCGGCGTCGATGTGCAGCAGGGCGGCCAGAGGACCGAGGATGGCTTCGTGTTGCCCAGGTTCGATACTGGCGGTTCGATGGGGCGCGGTCTGGACCTACCGGACCAGCCGGGCGTTATCGAAAGCGTGCGGGTGTCCCATGAGTGGATGCAGAAGAACGTGCGCAACTACACGGCCATCAGCAACCTGCGTATCGTGACCGGGTTCGGGGACTCCATGCGCCCGCTGTTCAATCCTGGTGATCCGTTGATTGTGGACTGCGGCGTGCTGACCGTGGATTTCGACTCGATTTATTTTTTCCGCGTCGGCATGGAAGGCTTTATCAAGCGTCTGCAGCGCGTCCCGTCTGCTGATGGCCTTACGCTGCAGGTGATTTCAGATAACACGAAGTACCCGCCGTGGCCCGTCACGCCAGACATGGATTTCGAGGTGTTCGGGCGCGTATTGAAGGTTTGGAGAAGCGAGGATTTTTGAGGGAATAATTTACGCTGTTTGGGGCTGGCCAAAGTATAGAAAAACTCAAGGGGATTGCGGCTATGGGTATAGTTTTTGGGGTTTTGCTCGCTTTTTTGCTGCCTGCCTGCGTGCTTATAGGGGCGGCATTATTTATCGTCTCGGCAGTAATGGCGTTTAAAGGACTAGGTAGTTGGGGGGCAGCGATAGCCGTTTGGTTTTTCTTTACAGCAATTACGGGCTACCGGTTCATGGGAATGGCGACCAGGATGGGGGATCGCGCTATAGTGATGGGACCCACGGCAACCGTAATAACCCTTTTGTTGGTGGGAGCGCAAGTCCTACAAAATCCGCCGCGATACTCCGCCTGGTGGGCGCTATTAACGCCAGTATTTTTTATTGTTATATCGTCATTGCTGACATGGCTCTATTCGGTATTATTTAGAGGGAAATAGAGTACAGCAGACTAGGCTCCATCAGCTGTCACAGCCGCCTTCGGGCGGCTTTTTTGCGTTCTTAGGGTAATCCCTATAGCACCCATAGCATGAATCTATAGCAAAGCTATTGCATTTATCTGTAGCTTTGCTATAGTGTCTCCCATCGCCCCACCACACGGGCATGGGAGACCATCATGAGCACCACTCTGCCGAGCCTGCCGACCTACGGTAGCGCCTTCACCTCGAACGCCGGTCGGCGCTTCGACATCCGCACTTGCGACATTCCCGGGATCACGCAGCCCGTCAGCATCCGCACGGAGTCCTTCCTGATTCTGCTGGACCTGGACGAAGCCACCGCCCTGGGCACGCGCCTGATCGCCGCTGCTGATCACTACCGCAAATCTGCGCGGGCCGTTGAATCTGTCGCGGAAGGGGCCTGACATGGAAGCCAAGCACACGCCGGGACCGTGGTACCAGGGCACAGGCGAACAGCAGTATTGCGTGTACGACAAAAAGTGCTGGATCAATCCTGACGGCAGTCGAGGCGGGGAAACGCCAAACCTGGTGATCGTCGTCTCGCCAGCCGACGCGGTGGCAAATGCCCGCCTGGTCGCCGCCGCGCCTGATCTGCTGGAAGCCTGCCAAGTATTCGCGGAATGGCTGCGCCGGGAAGACGTCGGGTTCGGTGGCAGCCGCGACACCCCAGAGGGCGAGGCCGCGTGGAGCGAGTGGTTCCACGGCAATCTTGATCTGTGTAGGCGGGCACAGGACTTGGCCCGCGCTGCCATCGCCAAGGCCACCGGGGAGGCCACATGCTGACCACCACCAAAGGCCCGGGCGATTTCGCCACCTGGCCGCTCGATCCGGCCGACGTCGTGGATCTGGATGGCGACGACATCCGCGACGTGCTGGCCGAGCGCGTTCAGTTCGATCCTGTGAGCCGGACCCGTCATGACTTGCTGTCCGCCATGCACGAGGAATTCGTTCTCGATGACCCCGATTGTCAGGACGAAGCGATCACGTTTCTCGCGCGGCACATCGATGACGCCGATTTTCCTCTGTATCTGCGCGAGCGCTTGAGCGGCGCCTTCGATGACATCGCCCGCACCACCGATATCCCTTTCGAACTCGCCCGATCCCGTCAGCGGGACCGTGCGGACGCGCTCGACCACTGATTTCCCCGACAAGGACCACACCATGACCAAGAAATACGAATTCGTCGAAGACGACACCATCACCATCGCGCCGGGCCGCGTCGTGCGCCGCATCCGTGCCCTGGTCGCCATCGCCGCGACCGCATGGACGCCGGCCTGCGCGCCGGGCGACCTGGGCGGCTACATCGAGAAGGAGAGCAACCTGTCCCAGGTCTACGGCGACGCCTGGGTCTCCGGCGACGCCCGGGTCTACGGCGACGCCTGGGTCTCCGGCAACGCCCAGGTCTACGGCAACGCCCAGGTCTACGGCGACGCCCGGGTCTCCGGCAACGCCCAGGTCTACGGCAACGCCCAGGTCTACGGCGACGCCCGGGTCTACGGCGACGCCCGGGTCTACGGCGACGCCCGGGTCTACGGCGACGCCTGGGTCTCCGGCAACGCCCAGGTCTACGGCGACGCCCGGGTCTACGGCGACGCCTGGGTCTACGGCGACGCCCGGGTCTACGGCGACGCCCAGGTCTACGGCGACGCCCGGGTCTCCGGCAACGCCCAGGTCTACGGCCGAGGCCTCATTTTCTGGGCTTCCATCGTCGGCAGCGAGAACGGCACCCTGACGGTCTACAACGGCCGCGACAACACGCTGTTGGTCACGCGCGGCTGCTTCTCTGGCACCGTCGATGAGTTCTTGGCCGCGTCTGCCGCGAAACACGGCGAGCGCATCCAGCACGAGTATCAACTGCTGATCGAGGTCGCGCGGTCCCGCATCGAAGCGGCGCGCGCGAACACTCCTGTGCTGGCCGAAGAGCCCGCGCCCGCCGAGGCCACCGAATGAGCCCGCGCCTTTTCCTGGCCCGGCGCCGTGCCGGGCTGCACCCCGGCTTCGTCCGGGCCGTCGAATCGAAGCCGGACCTGCCGCCCGAAATCTATGCATACCCGGCCCAGGCTCGGCGCGACGCTCCCAATCCATGGAAGCCGTCGAAAGTCCCGACCGTCCCCCAGGCGGAACCCGCGCCGCGCGCTGTGTGCGGCCTGCTGATCGCGGCCTACGTTGCGTTGGGCGTCGCGCTGTGGATCGCGGCGTCGATCGTGCCGGCCCCTGCTATCTGAAGGAGAAATCATGAGCAGCACCGAAATCATCGAGGCGCAGCAGACTGCGGTCGCCGCGCCGTCCAATCCGGCTCCGGTCGGGTCCCCCATGGCCCTGGCAATCTCCGCGCTGCAAAGCGGGATGACCGCCGAACAGATCGGCCAGATGATGGACCTGCAGGACCGGTACAACGCCGCCCAGGCCAAGAAAGCATTCGATGAAGCGTTCGCTGCGTTCAAGGCCGAAGCCGTTTCCATCAGGAAGGGCAAGGAAACCACCGCCGGGCCGCTGGCTGGCCGCAAATACGCGGTGCTGGATGACGTCGTGCGCGCCGTGACGCCTGCACTGTCCAAGCATGGCCTGTCCTCCAGTTGGAAGCTGACCATCGATGACAAGGACTGGATGGAGGTCACATGCTACCTGCGCCACGTTGGCGGCCATCAGGAAAGCGTGAGCATGGGCGGCCCCCCGGACGATGGGGCGGGGCGCAACAAGATCCAGGCCCGCGCCAGCACGAAGACCTACCTGGAGCGCTACACCCTGAAGGCCATCACCGGCCTGTCCGAGCGTGACGACGATGACGATGGAGCAGGGGGCGCGGCCAGCGAGGATGTGATGCTGGACTGGCAGGCCGCCATCGATGCGGCGCAGACCGTGGATGGCCTGGAACAGGTCCGCCGCGATGGCGTCAAGGCGTTCAAGCTGGCCGAAGATTACCGCACGTTCATGGGCTTCGTCCAGGCGCGCCTGAAGGCCATCAAGAAAGAGGCCGGCCATGCGTGAAATCCTGATCCGCTGCTCCAGCCTCGGGCGTCTCATGACCGAGCCGCGCACGAAGGCCGAGGGCATCCTGTCCAAGGGCGCGAAGACCCTCATCCGCGAACTTGCCCGCCAGGAAATCCTGGGGGTCGATGTCGAGGTCTCCACGAAGGAAACGGAAAAGGGCATCGAGTGCGAGCCGGACTCCATCGCGCTGTTGAACAGCGTTCGCGGCCTGAGTCTGACGAAGAACACCGAACGCCGCTCCGATGGCTTCATCACCGGGGAATGCGACCTGTTCGACGCTGAGCGCCGGCGCGGCCACGACCTGAAGACCGCGTGGTCCGCTGCGACCTTCCCCTGCTGGGTTGTTGACGCCGCGGACAGTGGCTACGAATGGCAGATGCGCGGCTACATGAAGCTGTGGAATGCCGATGAGTGGGAGGTCAACCATGTCCTGGTCGACACCCCCGAACACCTGATCCGCTGGGAGCCTTTGCAGCTGCACATCGTGTCCCACATTCCCGAACACATGCGGCTGACCACCTGGACCGTAAAGCGCGATCCGGACAAGGAGGCCGCCATGGTCGAGCGCGTCAAGGCCGCCCGGGAATATTACGCCGAGGTGATCGAAGAATTCGACGCCCTGCACCCCGATCTCATCCCCACCACCGCATAGGAGCATATCCATGTACGCAGAAAATTCCATCCGTTCCGGATCTTCCACCCTCGGCACCGCCACGGAAATGGCGCAGAAGGAAGGCGAAATCACCACGGCATGCTTCGAGCTGGCCGGAGAAATTGATCTGCTGGAGGGGCATTTGTCAAAGCTGGTTCAACGTCTCGCCCCGGTTTCGGTCCCGGAACCCCCCACAACTGCCGCCGACAAGAATGGCGTTGACCTTCGGTATGCCGCCCCTCTCGCCAGCAACATCGATGCCGCCAGTCAGCGCATCCGGCGCCTGATTGAGGTCATTTCTGGTGCGTCCAACCGCCTGGAACTTCCCTAATCACCAGCCCATTCACAAGGAACCCTCATGACCATCGAGCAAGAAATCCAGGCCAAGGGCCTGACCGCGCCCCGGATCACCCCGGCCGACATCGAGGCGAACATCGTCTCCGAAAACTACTTCACGGGTTTCGAGGCGTCCGCGATGGGGACGGCCCGATATCTGGAGGGGCACGAGGACCGTCACGTAGACGCCCTGCGCCTGCTGACCTTCTGCATCCTGGTGCTGCGCAACGGTTTCACCGTCACGGGGGAATCGGCGTGCGCCAGCCCCGAGAACTTCGACGCCGAGATCGGCCGCAAGATCGCGCGCAGCAACGCCGCGCAGAAAATCTGGCCCCTGATGGGCTACGCCCTGCGCACCGAACTGGCCCGGCCCGCACTGACCGATGCAGACGCCGCTGCGGATCTCGCTGGCACCGCGCGCCCCGATCACCCCACCATCTGACCACCAGGAGCCCACATGCTCACACTCGAACACCAGACCGGCCAATTCACAAACTTCAACCCACGCCCGGAGAAGCACGGCCCGGACACCGTTCCCGGCGCCGATCTGAAGATCACGATGACGGTCAGCAATGACCTGCTGGCCGAGTTTCACCCCACGCTCAAGTCCATGCTGTTTCGGGAGCCGAACCCCGACGAACAGGATCTGGTTGAAAAGGCCGTCGTCGGCGAACGCGACCTGACCCGGCTGCGGTTCGGCAACCATGTCAACGCGATCCGCTGGGCCAGCGAAATCGTGGGTGCCGATCTGACGATCCACTACGGCACCGGCGGAAAATCCGACATCGAACTGACCGACGTGACAGTGGACGGCTTCGTGTTCGAGCCCATGGACGGCGGCAGCGTCGTCGTGACATTCCGCGTGAAGTGCAGCCCGAACGAGAAGCAGGGGGGGCAACTGTTCACGCTCATGGGCGGCGAAATCGAGTTCACGCTGGCCCCGCCCGAAGACGGCCCCATCGAATAACTCCCTCCCGGGCCAGGCCGGGCCGCTTCGGCGGAAGACCTTCGGCGGCTGCCCGCCGAGCCCTGGAACGGCAGTACCGGCGCGGATATTGATCTGCCTCTCGCGGCCAGCGGCGGGACCCCAACATCGGGCATGGACCGCCTGCCCACCAATTTGAGGAAATGACATGAGCGCAGAAGACTATGAAGACGTGCCGGGCCTTGGAGCCGGATTCCCGTTTCCGCCTGACCGTCGCAATGCGGCGCCGTACAAGTGCCGGTTCTGCAAATCCGAAATCAGCTTCAAAAATCGCAAGCCGCTCAACCCGGACGGTACAGCGCACCATTGCAAAGCTTACCGGGCCGAAAAACAGGCCCCGGCGCCCGCTGTCCCTGCGGACCCGCAGCCCATGTTGTATGCCCTCGCTGCCATGAACGCCATCATCGGCGGACAGATCCAGGCGGGCGGCGTGAATTTCATTCACAGCATGAATTTCCACGACGTGGCTGACGCGGCGTGGCAAGTGGCCGCCGCGATGGTTTCAGCGGAGAAAAACCATCGGGACGAGTTTGGAGGCTGACATGAGCGAACGAAACGACGGCGGCCCGGCTTTCCCCTTCGAGGGCGGCGCAAACAACGGCATCCAGCCAAGCAGCGGCAATCCCGAGCCGGTGTGGGATGCAGCCGACCAGAAGATCATGGATGTGCTGGGGCCGATCCAGAGGATGCTTTCGGACGCACTCCCGCTGATCGACGCCCTGGTGGCTGAGATCGCTCGGCTGCGCGCAGACCGCGATTCATGGGCCGAACAGGCCTCCGCGCGCGTGAGCGACTGGGACGAGATGCGGGCGGGTCGGGATCGGCTGTGCGAAGCGCTGGAAGCCATCGCGGCCTACCCGTACACACGGGATCAAGAAATGGGCGTGGCGGCAATGCGCAAGATCGCCCGCGCCGCCCTACAGGGAGAATCCCATGAAAGCTGATACTGCATCCTGGCTCGCCGCTCAGGACAAAACGCCGTATGAAGAAGGGCGACAAGCCAAACGCGACGGGCGCGGCTGGTTCGCCTGCCCATATTCCGACCCGCTGCGCCGCGAGGCCTGGTTTCGCGGATTCGATGATCAGCCACGGCATCAGGAGCCATCATGACCCAAGAAATTAAGCTGCTGCCCTGCCCGTGCTGCGGCAGTCCGGCACGCATGAGCGACGAATACCAGGCCAGCGATGGCGAGCCGGCCGTCGAGTGCTCAGAATGCAATCTGCTGTCGTGGACCGTGGCGGATTGGAACCGCCGAGCTGCCGCTGAAATGAACGACGACATCGAGCTGCCGCCCCTGCCCGCGTCCCTGCTCGATGTCGAAGCCGAGGCCCGGGCCTACGCGCGAGCGGCGGTCGAGTCCGGCCGGACGGTGCCGAGCAAGAGAGAGATATTCGATTTGGTCATGAGGTTGGATGATGGCCGATTGTCGAAAGTCCCGCTTGCGACCGTGGAAAAGCTAGTCCACGAGGCCTTGTCCCGCTACGGCCAGCCTCTCTGCTGCGCCGACGCGCAGAGAGGGCTTCAAAGAGGCGCAGAGAGCCAGCCTGCCGCGAGCGGCTGGACGCCGCCAACCGCCGACGAGCATCTGCAAGCACTCGCCGCTGGCGACCTGATGGCTCTGGCCGAAGAAGCGGGCGGCAATCGGGTTGCTGAAAACGCGGTCGAAGTGACGCGGGATGACATCTCCAGGATCATCACCGCTGCCTCGCAGCCTGCCGCGAGCGCGGAGCCGGTGGCATACCTCACGCGCAACGAGGACGGCGATCCTGCGATGCTGTTTTTCGACCGCACCGAGGCCGCGACGTACTGCGCTGATGACGAGCAGCCCGAGCCACTGTACGCCGCCCGTGCGGCGAAGGAACAGCCCTGCAACCACATCTTCGAGGCCCGGCCGATCGACGGCAGCCGGTCCGGCCCGGAGAGCGAGGCTGACCATGGCTGA